AATGCCAATTGATTAATATATTATTTGAATGATTTTTAAGCAACTGCATAGCACCTTTTGTCGGATTTTTAGACAAATTACTCCAATCTATTTTATCTGGATTTTTTTCTAGCAACTGTATAGCTGACCTATTTTCAGACAAATTCTCCCAATTTATTTTATCTGGATTCTTTTCTAGCAACTGCATAGCACCTTCTGACGGATTTTGAGACAAGAAATACCAATCTATTTTATCTTGATTTTGTTCTAACAAGTGCATAGCTGACGGATTTCTAGACAAACCTTGCCAATCTATTTTATTTGGATTTTGTTCTAGCAACCGCATAGCTGACGGATTCATAGACAACATATTCCATATTATTTTATCTGGATTTTTTTCTAACAAGTGCATAGCTGACGAATTTCGAGACAAATAAAACCAATCTATTTTATTTGGATTTTTTTCTAGCAAGTGTATAGCAGATGGATTATCCGACAAACAATGCCAATTTATTTTATCTAAATTTTTTTCTAGCAACTGCATGGCACATTTTGATGAATTTTCAGACAACTCAAACCAATCTATTTTATCTTGATTATTTTCTAGCAACTGTATAGCTGACGGATTTCGAGACAACCAACCCCAATTAATTATATTTGGATTATTTTCTAGCAACTGCATGGCATATTCTGATGGATTTCGAGATAAACCCGTAGAGTGCATTATATAAATTTTATCTAGCCAATCCAACATACATATTGGTAATTTTACATTCATTATATCTTTAATATGTAGAATCAAACACTTTTTAATTTCATTTTTTTATCATTCAAAAACAATAAACACTCGATACCCGCCCCAAGAATTAGTTTATTTTGTGTATTTTTAGGTATAATAAGATATTTCTTACTTATAAGATGGAGAAAAAGCCAATTTATGGTATTGCGGTTTTCAATAATGACATAACAGGTGTTGTTAGATTTACTGAAGATTTAAAAAATAACAAAATAAAAATAGATTTGAATTTAAAAGGATTAAAATCAAATAGTCTACATGGATTTCATGTTCATGAAGCAGGTGATTTGACTGATAAATGTACGAGTATGTGTGCTCACTTTAATCCATATGGAAACATACATGGATGTCCTGGTATGAAAGATAGGCATGTTGGCGATTTAGGTAATATTAAAACAAATACAAATGGTGAAGCAAAATATACTTTTTATGATAATATTATCAAACTTAGAGGATCCAAGTGTAATATCATTGGCAGAGGATTAATTATTCATCAAGACAAAGATGATTGTGGTCAAGGAGATAATGCGGAAAGTCTAAAAACTGGAAATGCTGGAAAAAGAATTGCTTGTGCTGTTATCGGATATTCTAAACAAAATTGTTTATAAAAAAACAAAAACATATTAAAGATAAAACACATATTAAAGATAAAATACTATATAATAATAATAATAATTAACAACAATGGCTGGAGGATGGATGCAATTATTTCTCGGAGGAACTCAAGACGGATTTATTATTAAACCAACTCATCCAGATTATCAAGAACATTTGGACAGTATGAATCCTAAAGATTGTACGTTGTTTTTATGTAGAGAATGCAAGTGTATAAATTATTACTCATCATTATGTACGTGGTACGTAAATGGAAAAAAAAGTTGTGTAAATTGCAATCATGTAGTTGGACCGTGGCCAAAAATGAAAATTTAAGTATATACAGTTTGTGCCGTTACCTTGGCCTCGTCTATCGTCTTTTCTTGGTGAGAAATATACGAATCATGCTCTTGTTTAATTTGGTCTACCGTTTTTACACAGCCTCGTGTTGCTAAATTGTAAGCAACAATAGATGAAACTAGAATTCCTGCATACATGTACCAGCACGCCTCGCCAATATTATCTTTAAGTACAACCAAATGTAACAACTCTGATTGTTTTTCTTTTAACACGTTACCAGTAATGCTCTTTTTAATTAAGGGTGACAGCATGTCATTCCATATGTTCATGAAATTCTCAGGATTAATCTGATTGATCAGAAGTGATGCGTTTCCGCAAATTTTCATAATGAGTTCTGCCGAGTGCTCCAACTGGTCCTTTGTCCCTTGGTCCATTCCTTGAGAAACATCGCTTAGTTCTGAGTTTACCAGCAAACCATTGAGCAACGTATTAGCACTTGATGCAATAAAAAAATACCCAATTACATTTGAAAATGCTGACTTAAATCCAGGAAAAATAACTAAAACCGCAACCAAAACACCAAATATAAATAAATATGGAACAAATGTGTAGCCAACTGCCGCCCCAATATTTTGCCCAGGACTTCCTCCACATTTTGATAAAAGGTAAAAAAAATTTAAAAATAACTGACTTCCTACCACAATTGCTACATAAATCATCAGGGTTTTATTTGATGCCGAATAATAGTCGGTAAATCCGTTTGCTGTTTGCAATTCAGCTACTGACAACTTGGGTTTTAAAAAAAGAAAATATAAAAGCGTGCTAATTGCAAATAAAATTAAAGAGATAAAAGAATAGTCCATTTCTTATTAAGTTGTGTTATTTTATAATTTACTGTTTTTGTTTAATTTATAAAAATAATATAAATATATTATGTTAATTCATATAAATATGAAAAATATTACTATTATTACAAAATACGAGTCTCCTGTGTTGCAAACCTGGATATTTATGTAAACGAAAAACGCAAAAGTGCGAGCCAAAAAAAACAAAGGCTTTGTTACCAAGTGCTACTAATAGTTATCCAAAATTAACAATGCCTTTGTCGCCAATAGCAAGTCATAGTTCTCCAAAATTAACTAAAAAGTGGTTGATTAAAATGGGACTGAGACCCAATAGTATAAATAAAACAGTAAAAAAAAACATCAAGCCGTATAAAATGTCAGAAAAGCAGTATAATGTCATGGTGAAAAGATACGAAAACGACTTGAATGAATTTAATCAACATGGCTATCGTGAAATATATGATGTATTTAAAAAAATTGCAAAACGTCAATATTCCAAAGATGTTGCGTTTGCAAAATATCAGGAAACATTTTATCAAAATTTTATGAATACTAAAAACCCATATAGAACAGATGACATGTATAAATTAAAAAACCTGCGTATAAAAGCCGACAAAACTAAATAAATATGCTTTTGCAGTCCCCAGTTAATACAACCGACCCAGGATTGCCTTTTTCATCAATTTGTACATTACAAATAAGAATGTAATGTATTTCTACATTTTTTAGCGATTTTGAATTTGAGTGTTGCTTGCACAAAACCGCAACCTTTTTAAGTTGCTTTCGGTCAGGCTTTTTATTTTTTGTAACAAGAATGCAGTGACTTGATGGACCATCCGCTACATGAAACCAAATGTCGTGCAATTCGGCAGCCCTAATCAGTTCCCAGTTATGTCTCTCGTTCTTGCCAATTAGAATATCCATCTTAATGAATTGTCTTATATATTTTAGTATATTTTCATTTTTTTATTTTATTCAATGAATTATTTCTCAAAAGTTTGTCTGTGTTACAGTAAATATTATTAGACGAAATATGTACATTAGTTTCGCTTTTTTGATTTTTTGGTTTTGTAACAGGCGGTAATTTTTTTTGTTTTTTTACAGATAATAACTTGTGTCGTTCAGTATTTTCAACTATCCAATTGTCCTCTATGCGTTCATGGTCTACGTGACCATGAACTGTATTAAACGAAACATACAAATCTTCTTTAACATCTTGTTTTTTAACAGGTTGTAATTTTGCTGTTTTTTTTACAGGTAATAACTTATGCCGTTCAGTATTGTCAATTGTCCAAGATTCGTTATCTTTACAATGAATAGCATCAAACGAAAAGTGCACATTTTCTTCGCTTTCTTGATTTGGTTGTTTTTTTACAGGTAATATTTTTTCTGTTTTTTTTACAGCCAACAACTCATGCCGTTTAGTGTTGTCATATGTCCAAGATTCGTTATTGTCAGAATGAATTGCATCAAACGAAAATTGGAAATCTTCTTCGCTTGTTTGAGTTTCTTGTTTTTCAACAGGTTGTATTTTTTCTGGTTTCTTTACAGGTAACAACTTATGCCGTTCAGTATTGTCAACTGTCCAAGTATCATTTATCTTACCATGAATATCATCAAATGAAAATTGTACATCTTCTTTATTTTCTTGTATTGTAACATGTATTTTTTTTGGTTTCTTAACAGGCAACAACTTATGCCGTTCAGTATTGTCAACTGTCCAAGTGTTATTTATGTTACCATGAATATCATCAAACGAAAATTGGACATCATCCTTATTTTCTTGTATTGTAACATGTATTTTTTTTGGTTTTTTTACAGGTAACAATTTGTGCCGTTCAGTATTGTCAACTGTCCAAGTATCATTTATGTTACCATGAATATCATCAAACGAAAATTGTACATCATCCTTATTTTCTTGTATTGTTTCATGCAGTATTTTTTCTGGTTTTTTTACATGTAACAATTTGTGCCGTTCGGTATTGTCAACTGTCCAAGTATCATTTATGTTACCATGAATATCATCAAACGAAAATTGGACATCATCTTCATGTTTGGTTTCAATTTCAGTATCATATTCAATTTCAGTATCATATTCAGTTTCAGTATCATATTCAATTTCAGTATCATATTCAGTTTCAGTATCATATTCAATATCAGTATCATATTCAACTTCAGGTTCAATTACAACTTCAGGTTCAATTACAAGTTCAGGTTCAATATCAACTTCAGGTTCAATATCAACTTCAGGTTCAATATAAACTTGCAGTTCAATATCAACTTCAGGTTCAATTTCAACTTGCAGTTCAATATCAACTTCAGGTTCAATTACAACTTCAGGTTCAATATAAACTTCAGGTTCAATTTCAACTTGCAGTTCAATATCAACTTCAGGTTCAATTACAACTTCAGGTTCAATATCAACTTCAGGTTCAATATAAACTTCAGGTTCAATATCAACTTCAGGTTCAATATAAACTTCAGGTTCAATTACAACTTCAGGTTCAATATCAACTTCAGGTTCAATATAAACTTCAGGTTCAATATCAACTTCAGGTTCAATATAAACTTCAGGTTCAATATCAACTCCAGGTTCAATATCAACTTCAGGTTCAATATCAACTTCAGGTTCAATATCAACTTCAGGTTCAATATCAACTTCAGGTTCATCTTTATGTTCGGGTTTGATTTCAATATTTGTTTCAATTTTGAGTTTGATTTTTACTTTCGGTTTAACATCTTTTTTAGATTTAACGCATTTATTTTTTAGTTGATTTATTGCCGCACAATAAATAAGACGTCGTTGTTTTGGCGTTAAACCAACGGATGTTTGTAATTGAAATGCCACTCTCATATATTACCTGTATATTTTGTGCTAACTAACAAAGTTTAAATAAATTAAACTAAAATATTGTATTAGAATAACTAGATTATAACCTATATTATTATTATGAAAAATGTTCCAAGAAGATATATACCAAATAAATTAACTTTAAAAGATAAAAAAAAACAAAGAAGAATGATTAAAAAATCTAGAAAAATGTATAAAAAAGGAAAATATTATACTAGAAAACCAGTTAAATCTTATAAATCTAAAACAAGTAGTCATATTTTAAAAGCTCGACGAATCTATAAAATACATGATATTAAACCATCTAAAGAATTAGCTGTCAAAACAGGTTGTTCACTAAATACTTTAAAAAAAATTGTCAATAAAGGTCAGGGTGCATATTATAGTTCAGGTAGTAGACCAAATCAAAGTGGTAAATCATGGGGATATGCTAGATTAGCTAGTTCTATTACTAGTGGAAAAGCTGCAGCCGTTGATTATAAACTGCTTGAACAAGGATGTAAAAATAATAGTAAAGCTTTAAAATTAGCAAAAAAATCTAAAAAAAAATATGGACATAGTAGACGAAAAACACCAAGTGTTAAATTATAAAAATAAATTATTGACTAAATTGGAAGGTAAATGGAATAAAAATGAAATAAAAATATTGTATTAATACAAGTACAAAAGATGAGCAGTAAAACAACCTATATATTATCCACAGACACATTCAAGACAATATGGCAAGGTGCATTAGGTGCCATGACTTTTGGAGCATATCACCAATTTAATACAAATAGAATCATGGATTTAAACACTAAGTATATGACAGATAAACACAATAACGACATGAACAATTTAACTAACCAACACAATAACGATATGAACAATTTAACTGACAAATTAACTAACCAACACAATCGTGATATAAACAATTTAACTGAAAAGTTTAACAAATTAGAAAATGACCAAAAAAGTAGATGGTGGTAGATTTTTACTAAATTGTAAAAATGAAATAAAAACATTGTAATAATATAAATACAACAATATACGAAATTATGAGCACTAAAGCAACCACTTATTTATTATCTATGGACACTCTTAAGACAATGGGCCAAGGTGCATTGGGTGCCATGACTTTTGGAGCATATCATCAGTACACTACAAATAAAATTATGGAACTAAACAATGAAAATCAAAAACAATGGATTATACACAGAGATGCTAAACTAAATGAAAAAATAGCCAAATTAGAACAAGACAAAAACAATAGATGGTGGTAGATTTTTACGTGGTTTCATCATTCTATTATTTAAAAAAACAATATAAAAATATTGTTTTTTACTTTAACAATGATTCATTTTATTATTAATAAACGTTTTGCAGACAAATCATATGAAACAATAAATCATTTCACTAATTTTTATAAACGTTTTGTAGATGACCAAGCATATTATTCAATTAACCAGTTTACTGGTATTGGTTATAACTTTGTTGCACGCATGAATAAAAATGCATGTTATTCTCAAAGACTTTTTTATTACACATCGCATTGTTTTGGTGGAGCTGTATTAACTGGAATATTCTTAACTATAACTCGTAAGAAATTATCAAAAAAATATCTTGAACCAAAAATTGCTATTTATGGATTACTTGGTTTGATTTGTTCGTTAAATGCATATTTTCATATAATGTTTCGTGAGTATGAACCAAACCACCAACCATCAGGAACCTGTAATCTCTAGGTTTATTTTTTGCTTATTTTACTTTATATTACAAGCATTTCAATTTGCTACCAAGGGTTTTGAAATAATGGTTGTTGTAAAATACTTGTTTGTCTAATGTTTTTGTCAAAGTCTTATCACTCATTTGCAATGTTCTAATGCAATCATATTTACAAACAAATTCTTTGACCATTTTATGCTGATGGTCATATTGTCCAACTCCATCTTTATACAAAATTGGCTCTTCTCCTTTATTTTTCACAACAAACGCATTTTTTATTTTTTCGTTGCACGTTTCGTACAAGATATAATAATTACCCTTTGTTGGCATACTTCGCTTCACATACATGTCCAGTGCAGAACTTGATTCGTAGTCATTACATTGTGCCGCTGTTTTTCGGTTTAAATATACATTTAATATTTCAGTTTTGTCCAAGTTCAGTTTAGCAATGTATCCTAAATTTTGTGACTTGGTTTCTCTTGTGGGAGCAATTGTGGGAGAAATTATATTTGCATCTAAATGCCTTTCAACCAATAGCCAACGAAATCCACAATAAATAGTACTTTCCGCAATAGCCTTGTTAATACTCGGGCGTTTAATAGCACTATTTTCCTTCATGATTTCTGACACACTTTCATACACAGTTACCAATTGCATGGTTTCGGGATGTATTTTTTGCAACCGTGGACCAACTGTTGGCAAAGGCTCACCAAAATTAGTGGTGGTTTTTGTTTGCAATGAATTTAATCGCTCTACAATGTTTTGGTTGGTTTTTTCCAGATTATTTATTTTGCCAGACATTTGCTGTACTATTTCAGATAATTGTGTGATGTTGGCATTTAACGATTGAATGAGAGAGTTGTTATTATTATCGGCATTCATTTTGTTCATGATTTTAAGGTTTTCATTTTCCAGTTTTAATTTCTCAATGTCATGGTTGTTGAAATAATTAATATTGTTATTTACAATTTTCAATAACGTTTTGTAGGATAAATTTTTACCAATAAGAAATAATTCCAGTTCTGTTTCGTGACCTTTTAAATTGCACACTTTGCTGGGTCGAATCAGTTCATTCTCTTTTACAAACGATTCAAAATCTTTACTTTGGTTTACCGAAAAACAGTCCAACAAGAGACATTCGTCATACTTGCTTTTGTGCTCACTATATCTATCTTTGATACCTCTTCTGCTTTCGCCAACCTTTACAATATACTGACCATTTTCTAGCGTTTTAACTTTGATTATGTAAAAAATACAACCAATTGTGCCATATTCGTGCAATAATATCTTCTCTCTTTCTAAGATTTTTTGCTGGTTCAGTTTGTCTTCTAATTCTTTGTTTTTTTTGTCTTCCAATTGAAGCAACTGATGTTTTAATTCATCACTTTCTTCTTTTACAATTTCCTGTAAAATCTCTTCCAGTTTAATGAAATATTCATGTATTTCATCTGCTTTTTTTGTTCCTGCCTTTAAACAAAATCGTTTGAATGTGTTAATATTTAACATGACTAATTGTTTATTATGGCCACCTCTTACATTTGGATTTGATTTGTCAGTTGGTAGATTAGTTGTTGGGTAACACGATAAAATTTTATAATCTTTATTAATAATAAATAGTTTAAGCAACAATTCTTTAGATTTATGTTTTGAACTAAAATCCAGCCACTGCCATACATCATCCAAGTTAATAATAAAATCATTATTATAATCGTGATTTAAATAGCAATAAAAACTAGCCAAAAACATTTGCTGTTCGTAATTGGTAAAGTTGTTTTGTACCCTTTCAATTATTTTTGACTGATAATCACCAGTCATCTTGGTGATTGGATTGCTTTCAATAAGATTTACGATATCCATGCTTATATTAGTATATCATATATTATCTTTATATGCTTTTTGATATATTTAAGCAAAAAGCATATTTTTGTATTAAATAATTATTGCTCACCCGCCAGGGTGTGCAATACACTAAAACTAGAACAATTAATGCGTATTTTACGTTATTGCTCAAGAACATTCTTAAGCAAACAATTAAAAATACATCAAATTACAATGCTTTTGGCTAAATTAACGGTGTTTTTTTAAGCGTCTCATATAAAAAATCTTTAAATGAGATAATATGACACAATCGTGTCAGGAAATTATGATAAATATATACAATCCACGAATACTGTTCTTAGTATTGTGCTTAGTTGGAGTAGGCCAAACCACCCATGCCGCTCATAATTCTCAACACATTATAATTTGTGGCGTACACACGAACCTTGGCGGTCTTGGTGCCTTCCACAGTTGCATTAGACAGGACAAGCTGAAGGGTAGCGTTGTCAATACGAGAGAAGTTGCACGTGCCACTTGGTTGATGTTCCTCAGGTCTCAATGCAAACGCATACACGTTGATGCCCTCATCGGGAGAACGGGTATGTGCCTGGTAAGGCTGGACGAGGGAGAAGTAAGTTCCCTCACGCTCGGAGAAGCGGTCCTGTCCGTTGAGCTGGAGCTTGGCAGTAACCACGGGGTTAAGTCCCCAACAATGCATATCCAGAGAAGTCTCAGTTAGCACAAATGTTCCAGCGTCAGATACAGATGAGCCGTCCAAAGAAGACTGGTTGGCAAGAGCCTGAAGGGTAGCCATGGTCTGAGCGTCAAGTCCAGATGGGATTTCGTTGTTGGAAGCGTGAGACACACCGCCAAAGTTGGGCTCGTTTGCGGCGTTGCCAGGACTAGACCAGTAGCCAGTTTGGCCAGGCTGCAGACTGTAGTCAAGAGCACCAGCATCATTGAATAGGCCTTGCTGGTCAATATACTCGTTTTTACCAGCCACCGCCTGAGGTCCGCCAAACGCGTGGATAGCGTTGGGAAGAGCATCAATGGCGTCAGTGTAATTGAAGGGCTGGGCTCCCAGAACCTTAAAGAGCATTGCATCGCACACAAGGGACGAGCAATAATCAACGTTCTGATCGGGCTGCACAACCCAGATAAGCTCCTTCACGGGGTGATTGAAGTTCAGCTTGATCTTGTTACTAGACGAACCGACAGACTCGTCACCAGTAAACTGGAGCTGAGTAATGAGGTACTCGTGAGGCTGTTGGGCGAAACGACGTCTCTCATCCGTGTCAAGGAAGACATAGTCAACGTACAAAGATGCGGCAACCAGAGACTGGTTGTAGGCGATGGCAGCAGGAACTGGGGTTCCAGCCTTATAGTTACCAATAGTTGCATTGTTGCAACTTAGTGTGGTCACAGCCCACAAACACTCGTCGATGGGACGGATGTCGAGATTGATTTTGACTTCGTGATACTGCACTTCACGAAATACCCTACCTTTCGGTATATTTATGGTTTATTTTTGACCGTATCATCCATACAGTAGATATTTAATTGCCTTTGCATTTCTGCATCAGTAACATTACCTTTAACCAGGGAATAGACTATATCTTAAGTTATCATTTGTGTCGATTAAACACATCAAACCCAATACCATTTAGTCGTTGAACCTTATTCATAACCTTATCATAACGGTGTTAGAATCTTGGCTGCGGATTGCCGATTTCTGTGCAACTTTTATCTTGGTCGCACATCATACGGGGCATTATTACCATACCTGAGGTCGTTTTTCTCAGCCACCGTAAACTTTCATTTACGGCTTGGTAGCCCAAAAATTGTTTGTATTTAGTGTTAAACCGAACAACATTCACAATATTATTGTGATAGTAATGCAATTGCATTTTATCTGTTTTTCGTCGGTTTTCTATGCAAGTTAGTGGTTGTAAATTTGTCCAGTGGAAACATACATTTTTATCATTCTCATTTGAAAAATTAAACGAATTAATTGGAAGAATATGGTCTATTTGCCAGTAACTTCCAAAATTATCCCAGTTCATTTTCTCATCAAATCTAAACGCAAGCCATTTCATTAAGAATTCATTTTCACATCCAATCAATGATTTATAAGATGTATTTTTACCCTTAATCATTTTATGAATTTTACTTCTTAAAACTTCAGATATTTGAAAATTCAAATCTGTTTTTCGTTTCAATTTTATTTTTTCCTTTTTAATGGGTAAATAATCTCGATTCGCTTGCTTGGTTCGTTTTTTAATATGGTCTTGATCTCTATATATTTTCCGTTGTTCATTTATTTTAACTTCGTTTTCTTTGCGGTATTTTTGATTCTTAATTGATAAAGTGTCTTTGTTGTCTGTATAAAATTGTTGTTGTTTCAGTTTGATTTGTTCCTTGTTTTGCAGTCTATATTCTTTTCTACATAAATTACAATCATATCTATGACCATCAGGAGTACTTTTTAATTTACCAAACTTATTCAATTCAACTGTTTTCTTACACTTATAACAAACTTTGCTCATATTATCTCTCAATATTATTATACTACCACTAATTGCATTTAATACATTTTCATTTTTTTTTACGTCTTTACGGGTTTCCCGAACAATTTGGAATTGTCGCATCTTGTCTAAACCAGTTAAATCATTAAAGATTATAACCAGTTTAACAACAAGACACTAGCATCTGGGGAGAAGAACCAAAAAGGTTCTCCTTCTGAGCCCCGAACAAATTTTCCCTAAAACAGTTCTCAGATGTTTTAGGTTGGATACTTTTCTGCCCTGCAGGAGTTAAGGCAATAAGAGGCAAGGCCAATCCAGGATTGGTGCAAAACCAAAACTGAAGGGGAACGTAAAGAGTTGTCTCGGGAAGAGCATTACGAGGAGCACACACCTGGCGAGGAGCCAAGGCATCACAAGGACCATCAACCTCGGCGAAAGAGGGGTCGGTGATGAATGTCAGTTGTGTGGTATTTCCAATCATCTTGAAGTAACCACGCTCCTGCTCGGAAGTCATGGTAAGCTGATTCCAGATATGCATCCAGTCTCCATACTGGCGGTCAATGCGCTGTCCACCAATCTCGACCTCAACCTGGGCAATCAGCTGTTCACCAGGAAAGTCCAACCAACGAGCATAGACACCGTTGCCCAGACCAGCGGCGACAGATGCCACGCCCATAAGCTGGTTAATCTCGGGAAGAGTAACCTGTAGGTAAGTACGGTAACACAAGTCACCGTTTCTACTTATTGTACACTGAACACGCCGACCAAAGTCGGCTTGGCCATTGAAGGTTTGCTCGATAGACTCAATCGCAAAGTTAGTGTATCTACGATACGTAACCTTCCAAAAGGTAATCTGAGGGTTTGAAGTGAGGTAAACGTCCTGGGCACCGTAGGCCACAATTTGAAGAAGAGCACCAGCCATTTTTGCTTTATTATCTTCCTATAATATTAAAAAATAATGAAAAATAACCTAATTAATTAAACACCTCCATTTAATAATAATAATCTTACAAAACAAAACAAAAGTGAATTATGGTGGCAAAAACCATAAAAATGATTTTTTAATTTTGTAAAATAAACATTAAAAAGAAAATATGAATGTTGAATACCCTATATGTTTATTAAATTGGATAAATCCAAATAAAATAAAATGGATTGAATTGTCAAAAAATAACTCAGAAGGTGCTATGTTGTTATTCGCAAAATATCCAAAAAATATAAATATACTGAATGAAATTCATTCGTTTGATGGTTTAAATGATTTGAATGGTTATGATTATTTGTCGTCCAATGAGTCAGAAGGTGCTATGCTGTTTATTAAAAAACATCCAAATAAAATAAATTGGAATTTGTTGTCTAAAAATCCGTCAAAAGGTGCTATTCACTTGTTAGAACAAAATCCAAAAAAAATAAATTGGGAATATTTGTCTAAAAATACGTCAGAACATGCTATTCAGTTGCTAGAAAAAAATCAAGATAAAATCTGCTGGGCTTCTTTGTCTGAAAATTCGTCAAAAGGTGCTATCAAGTTGTTAGAAAAAAATCCAAATAAAATGGCTTGGTATTGCATGTCTAAAAATCCATCAGAAGGTGCAATGCAGTTGCTAGAAAAAAATCAAAAACAAATAGATTGGGAGAGTTTGTCTAAAAATCCATCAGAAGGTGCTATGCAGTTGCTTGAAAATAATCAAAATAAAATACATTGGGAGAGTTTGTCTGGCAATCCGTCAGAACGTGCTATGCGGTTGCTAGAAAATAATCCAGATCAAATATATTGGTATAATTTGTCTAAAAATACGTCAGAACGTGCTATGCGGTTGCTAGAAAATAATCCAGATCAAATATATTGGTATAATTTGTCTAAAAATACGTCAGAAGGTGCTATGCAGTTGTTAGAAAAAAACCGAAATAAAATAAATTGGGTTTGCTTGTCTAAAAATCCGTCAGAAAGTGCTATGCAGTTGTTAGAAAAAAATCTATATCAAATAACTAACATTTGTTGGGATAACTTGTCTATGAATCCGTCAGCTTTGCAGTTTCTAAAAAAAAACCAAAATAAAATAAATTGGAGAGGCTTGTCAATGAATCCTCATATATTCAAGTATGATTATATACAAATGAAACATAATTGTATGGTGTTTAAAGAAGAGCTGATACAAAATCGGTATCATCCCCGCAATATATCCAAGTTTAAAGATTGGAAAGTTAATGCGTTTGAGTTTGACTCTGATTCAAATTAAAACTAATAAAATATAAAAATGATTTATTTAATATACTTGTTTTTAATTAATTGTAAAATGACTAACTATTTTGATAAAAGTTATCATATTGTGGAAAATAGAGGTGATTGCTTAAAAGTTATGTTAATGGAGTTTATGTCTGACATTAACAAATGCAACCAAGTCGATGGTTACGGTTTCCTTAAAGTTTTGAAAGCAGATGACAGGGATCAATTTGTTGTCATGTTGTCTGCTAAAGAGAGACTTGAGTGTTATAAACGAAGGGCAATACAACTCTCCACATGGATTACGGTTATGAACTCGTTAAAGTTAAAAAGTAGCTATGCAGTATACAGAATAGCGTACTGGGGAGAAACTATCGGAAAATCCATAATCTACCCCAAACTAACTAAGTATGTTCTCCCTTTATGGAGATTTCAAATGTTTGTTGACGAAAAGTCATATTTCAAATTGTTAATTCAGTCGTTTGGTATGCTTAGCCTTTTTACACCTCATACTAATATATTGTTAGACATTGATAAGCATCACATGAAAAAATTGGATAATAAATATTCACGATCGAGTTGGCACAATACGGACTACAAGGTTCCTGATGATTATTATGGTGGCTAGTTTATCATTTAAAATTAAACATTTTTTGATTTATTGTAAAAATGATTGATAATTTAGATTAAATATTATAAAAATGGTAAAACTATCTTTATACAAAGCATCCAATGCACCAATAATTTTAATTGTTCGCATTGTTAAAAATAAACTTTGTTTGTTTATAAAGTGGAACATGATTTACAATACTTTTGAAGAAGGTCAGTTTTTAAAAAATAAACAATTATTTGATTGTGCAATTTCTAGTGACGGAACACTGGTTTACTACATGTATAATGAGTATGGTATTAATAATAATACTCACACCATTTTAAGCAAGGTTCCAAATGCAACTGCTATTTATTATGGCTCTGAAAATGTTGGCAGATGGGGCACAACTCAGTTCAACATATCTAATGGGAATATACCAATAGACAATGGAGCCAATTTAAAAATAACTTCATATGGAATTCAGCACGAATACCAAAACCAAATATTAATAGATAATGACACACAAATCAACAAAACCGTTTCTAATTCTGGAAAAATTAGTTCAGACACATTTCAAAACCAAGATAAAACTCATACTTATCAAGTTGATAAATGTCGCATTTTAATGGATGGTCATATAATATATGACTGTACTCATAGAGAATTTGTAAGTAGAGTTGCCGATGAATCAATTACTCTTGCTAATGAAGCTTCAGCATAACTTTGCTATAATCTGTATATACGTTTTCGATATTACTGTAATCTGCTTTTTGAGTAACCGTTAAAGGAGTCAATAAATACCATTTATCAATATTTTGCAATTTCATCCAGTAAACGTCAATGGCATAAACAGTTTTCATGTGTTTTTTATTTATGAGTTGTGTAACACTTTCTTTTACATTTTGAATTAACGTATCTAAATACGAACCATTAACCAAGTATGCAGTAGTTGTAAAACAACGATTTACTTTAACACATGGCACATTATCAACCAATTGATAAGGTGAATGAGCATTTCCTCCCAGTAAAAGCACATCCCATGATTTTCCCAAAGAACTTGCAAAAAATGTATGAGCTTGATTAGACAACAATTTGGGATTTGTAAAAACTACATCATCTTCAAGAATCAAGACATGAGACCAGTTATTATCTTTAGCTAACTGTAAACATTTAAGATGGCTCAAACTACATCCTATTGCTCCCAAATTTGGCATTGATATCGCCGAAAATCTGGTTGCTTTGTCTAAATATCCCATTTTAGCCAATTCGGTTTGCATGTGAACCAAACGGTCTGCTCGAGAATCTAAATTAATATAAAATATATGCTCAATATTTTCTAAAGAACTTACCATATTTAACTACTTTGTTAGTTCATCTATTTAATTATCTTTAAATTAAAATAAATATTATCAAAATCAAAATAAATATTAGGTAAAAAACATAAAAAAATAAACTCATGGTTAAACAACAAACTGTATAATAAGAAATGAATTATTTTCTTGTATTAATTGTTTTTTGTGTTATTTTATTCATATATCTACATCTCCAATTTCAGATGAAAACCAGCAATGATTTAGAATTGTTTGAAATTTATGATACAACCAAAGAAAATATGGAGGAAATATGCGATATACGCCAACCCGCCATATTTAACAATTTAGATGACCAGTTTGTAACCGCGGTTGTGAGAAAATTAAACATTGATGTGCTAATTCAAAAATACCCACAATATGATGTAAAAATTCGAGAAGCCAAGGCACATGCTGAAAAAGATATTGATACATTAAACAATGATTACGCATCTTTACCCCTAGTTGCTGCTAAGCAGTTAATTTATCAACAACCAAATAATACACAATCCGCTACGTTTTACTCAGAAAATAATTCCGATTTTTTAGATGAAACTAATGCTTTAAAAAACATTTCAGACCACATGTTAAGGCCTTATTTAACTAGTCGGTGTGACTATGATATTATTTTTGGTACAGAGGGATCTACTACACAACTGCGTTATAACATAAATTATCGCAATTTTTATATTTGCACCAAAGGCACAGTTTATATTAAACTGGTTCCCCCAAAATACTCTAAACAATTAAACCCTATCTCAGATTATGATTTATTCGAATTTCGATCTGACCATAACCTGTGGCTTAGTGAAAGTGATGCCAATTGTGGAGTTAATTCAAAAATTAAATCTTTAGAAATTGCTTTAACGCCTGGAAAAGTATTGTTTATTCCTGCTTATTGGTGGTCGTCATTTCAGTTTGGGTTTAATGCAAGTCTAGCAAGTTTTAAGTACCGAACTTATGTAAATCAGGCAGTTCATATTCCCCATTATTGCATGTGTTTAATGCAAGGACAAAACATTAAAAACAGTTTTTCAAAAAATAATATTGAAGACTTGCTCTTTGAAACCAAGACAAAGACAGAAACAACTTTAGTTGAGCCAACCTTGGAACCAGGTGTTGAACCAACTTTAGTAAAAAATAAAACCAACAACATAACATTAGAAATTAGTGAAACTCCAATTACTCCAATAATAACAGAAAATGAAAATATAGAAAATGAAAATACAGAAAATAAAAATACAGAAAATGAAAATACAGAAAATGAAAATACAGAAAATGAAAATAAAAGTAATACTAACAATACTCAACTTGATCCAATTATTGAAGTTGAAAATGAAGTTGAAAATGAAGTTGAAAATGAAGTTGAAAATGAAGTTGAAAATGAAGTTGAAAATGAAGTTGAAAATGAAGTTGAAAATGAAGTTGAAAATGAAGTTGAAAATGAAGTTGAAAATGAAGTTGAAAATGAAGTTGAAAATGAAGTTGAAAATGAAGTTGAAAATGAAGTT